GGATACTGCTCGTAAAATTCATTCGAGCGAGAGGCTTGCGTTTCGTATATCTCTTGCGCCATTTCCTGCGCAGTCTTCGCCACCAGTTTATGCGCGTGAGCGCCTTTACCGGGCAACCTAACAAGACTCATTTTTGGCTCCTCAGCATGATCTCCACAGGCAATGGATGCCCAAGGTGATATTTTCGCATCATCATGTCAGCAAACGCAACTGGGTTCGCCAGCGCATTCCATGAAAATCCCTCGTCTTTTTCAGTTCCAAGACGATCAAAGTCATACGTGTCGTGAGCAACTGCGCCTTGCGGATGTTCTTGCACCACAAACCGCCCGAGCGTGCTGGCAATTCTGGCGTCAGGATCGCCCAGATCATGCAGGGTTTTCCCCCATCCCTGCTCATCCATGTGACCAGAATGCCCTGCATACCGATCCACCGGGACGCGCCTATCAGCCATCATACGCTCATACCCCCCAACACGCCCCGCTAAATCCCTTTGCATTCGAGCATAAACAGCTTGCACACTCCCCCCCTGTGCGGCACCGATCGGATCATACTGCAAAGCATTCATTGGAGTCAACGAGTCTTGCCGACTTCTATTCATCGCATATTCATCTGACAACACACTCACTTGCCACTGATACTGTCGGCGAATGGCTTCAAGATCACTTGGCGAAAAATCTTTTTCAGTAATTGGGGCTGTCCTCCCCAACACATTTTCCGCCAGTATTCTCGCATTCACCGGAACACGGTTGTAGAGGGAGCGAAGATAGCTCACTTCGCCTTGATGCCACTCAGGATGAAAGTCCATCTTCGCGTTCCCACTCAGTAGTAAATCGGACCATACTTGCGCTGGTATTCCTCAATGTCCTGCTGGTATTGCCGCCCGCGTTCCGCCTCGTTCGTTCCGAACATGTTATCGAGGGCCTTAGTCACATAGTAGTTCAGATTGGGCTCAAATCCCTGTTGAGTCTGAGCAGCCTGCGATTTGGCCTTTCTTCCGCCAACAGTCACAGGCGGCAACGTCGCTTTTGCCCGACTGCGGCCAGATTTCTGAGTTTCTGCTTGCTGCGGGGAGTCAGGCTGGTATTGCAGCGGGTGCTCTGCGAAGCCGCCGAAAAGCGGCGAGGCGAATGTGGGGGAGTCCATTGAGGCAAGGCGACCGAACGGCATCGGCGGACCTTCCATGCCGCGCGCCCGTCGCGCTTCTTCCGGCCTATCGCGGTCGCCCATTGCGACAATCGCCCCCCGCGCGGCCATCATACCGGCGCGGGCAAAAGGCATTCCACGGCCGCCCATACCGCCGCCGCCCGTCACCCCAAAATCCATAGACCCATCCCATCCACCGCCACCACCAGCAGCACTTCTACCTGGGCCGGCAATGCCCTGCACTTCATACCCCTCGCCCTCAATCGGACCAGCGCCCCGCATCCCGCCTTGCGGCATCATGCCCCGACCCTGCGCCATCACAGGTAGATTACCCGACGGCCCGACAGGCTCATACCGCAGGCCTCCAACCGGCACGCCTGCTCCACCACCCTGCCTAATCCCCGGCCTCGGCATCTCCACAAACGGCACGCCATCACCCGGCAGCACTTCACCATACGGCGCACGATCCGGCTGCCCCTGCACTCTGGGCTTCACGCCCGGCCGAGGCATTTCCGCGAAAGGCACTCGATCTGTCGGCAGAACCTGACCATAATTCGGCCTATCAGCATTCGGACCAAAAATCGGATGGCGCAGCGCCCCACGGTTCCCTTGCCGCATGATTTCCGACATCTGGTCAATTGCGCGAGGATCATAAAATTCCTGCGGATTGCGCCTTACCTCAACAGGCACAAAGTCCCCATCACCCGGACGGAAGCCCTGACCACCCTCTTCCCAATACGTCGCAGAATGCTCGGGCTTGTAAGCAAAACCTGCCTGACCCGGCACCGGGCGTGAACGCTGCATCGCACGAACAGCATTTTGTTCAAAACCACTCACCGGCCCACTGAACGGCGCTTGCGGGCGGGAGAAGTCATAAAGCGGACCTTCCAGCATCGGGCGTGGCGCAGGCCCCTGCATCGACCGCATAGGCGGCGCAGGCAATCCCTGCCTCGGCGGCAACACCTCGCCCTCCAGCACATTCCCGCCGGGAAGCATCGGACGGCCAGCACTCGGGTTCAGTCGCAGCCCCGGCGTTCCAGGCATTCTAGCCCGCATCGCCAACAGCGCCAGCGGATCAATAAAATCACTTCCCTCTGCGCGACCCTGCGCGAAATCCTCTGGATGCGCCTCCCGCAGCGCCTGTTCATATCCAAGCGAGCCGAGTTCCTCGCGCAAACGCTGGCCCGCAGGGGAGCCCATGTCCGCCCCGCTCAGTTCCCGCTCAAGCCCTCTTCCAAGGGCTGCAAGCCAGCTCTGTCCCGGAAACACATTCCGGCGACCAGCCTCAAACGCCTCTTGCGCCTGTCCCTCCCTAGCCATATCAAATCTCCTTCGTAATCCGCGCCATTACCCCAGGCATTTCAGGATGTTCGCCATACGCATGACCATCTGGCCCGCGAACTGCGCCCTCCGGCATTTCCATATCCGAAAGCATTCCCCCTCTCGGACTATCATGCCCTTCATACGTATCGCTAATCGGAACTTCTGTGCTTTCCTTAACTGCCTCATTCGACACAATTGCCTGTTGCTCCGGCGACAACCCCTGCTGTTGCTGCACAACCTGAAGCCGCTTGGTAATCGCGTCATACACTTCAACTTCACGCTTCTCAAGCCTCGCCTGGGACTTACCTTTCTCCTTGGTAAGTTCATCCATCGTGGCTTGCAGCGCACCCTGCAACTGCTGCACTTGCTGCATAAGCGCCTGTTCCGTCGGCGTCGGACCCTGCCCCAGCGCCTGCGGAGGAACAAGCCGCTTCAACCGTTCCGCAGCTTCTTCCGCCATCGGAAAATCTCCCGCGCGGAACATAATATCACCAATGACACTGGTCAAACCAGGGTTCTGCGTCAGGATCAACGTGAGGGCATTAAACGCCTCTTCTCTACGAGTGGCGTAACCCGGCCCCACATCTGCCATCACCTCATACTTTCCAATCGAAGGATTCAACACCCGCCCGACCACTTCCGCCTGCTCATTCAATTGCACCGAAAACGCCTGCTTCGCCTGCGGATCAAGTTTGACTTCAAGGCTCTCTTGATTTTCCGCCAAAATCGTCATCACCCGCTGCGTGTCATAGATTTTCGGCACAAGGTCTAGCACGATCTTTCCAATCTGCCGAATCGCAATCGCCAGATTGTCGATGAAATGATATGTGGCCTTGTCGCCTTGTCTCTGGCGTTCCGCAATCGCCCTTCCCGTCCGCTCGTTGCCCTGTTGCCCTAGCTGATTTTCGTATTGCCCCGAAACCATTTGCATTTCGATGTTCGCGAGTTCCATGCCCTTCAACGCCACTGGCGACGGAACAGGCGGTTCGACCCTCGACGGCGGCGGGAGCGGCTTGCCGTCATCACCTACAGAGCGATACGGCAAATACGCCTGATTTTGCCTATTCGCATTCGCCCAATACGTTTCATACCCCTCAACACTTTCAATCCCAACAAGCCACGGAGTTTTAGTTTGCAGCGCTCCATATTCCACCGCCGCAGACGCCCAATAATTATACATCCGCTGCGGGTCTTTCATCGCGCGGGTATGCCCTTTGCGATCCAACCGCCCATCAATAACAGTCTCTTCTCCGATCACCGGAATAATCGGAATCCACTTTCCCGGCCAGATTTTCGTCTCTTCCTCAACAACATGAGTTCCGACGATAAAATAATACTTGAACGTCCTGCGCATCACCGGACGCCGCAGCACAGACTTGTCTTTCAAAAACGGGCTTTTCGGATCGACTCGGCGCAGGTCCGACACATGCACTGGAATAGGCCCCTCCGGCCCTTCCACCAGCAGCAACTCATCTTCCTGATCTTCCGCCTCGTAATACTCCGCGACCCGCACATGGTCCTTGTCGCTCCACCCGACTTCCTGCAAACCATCCCCTCCGAGATGCTTATAGGCAGGGTATTTAAGTTCAAACAAATCCCTCGGAATGTCCTCAAAAATAAACCCAAATCTCGCGTCTTCCTTCGCCGGAGCCTTCGCATCAGGGGCCAGATACACCCCCATCGGGTCTGCCACACTTGTAATATAAATGTCCTGATCGAACGAGTCGTCAGACACATAGTCTGTAATGACTCGAAGATACCCAATCCCGCCCGTCACCTGATAAGTGGTGGCGTAGTCATAATGGGCAGAAGCATTCGATTGATATTCGATTTGCCTCGCAATTCCGTCCCAAATCCGAGCCGCCTCGACCGTCGCGCCATTTCCGGCAGCGCGGAACTTGATAGCAGGCTTGTTCATCTTTGCATCATTGATGATGTTCAGATTGTGCTGGCGGACCTTGTTAACCGTCAGCGCAGGTCGCTCGTCCCTCTCACGGTCAGTCCACATCCGCGTCGGCCACTGATACTTATTGTCAGAGTCCGCGTTAGCGAATTTAATGTCATCATTGAACAGTCTCCGCGCGTAGCTTTCCCATTCCTCGCAACGCCGAAACCGATCTTTCGCCCGACGAAAAACTTCATCATGAGTCATAGCTTATCCCATCCATCCCAGGCCATCATTCGTGCCGAAATACGGCAGCAATTTAGGCTCATTAGCTTTCTGCAACGCCCGCATCGCCCGGCGGCCTGCACTATTGCCTCCATCCGACGCTACCGCCATATACCGAAACGCATCTGCCGCATGTGATGACCAGTCATGGACTGGCTCTCTCGACAAGGTTTCAGTTTCCTTGTCTTCTTCATAATGATAGTGCCGAAGTGCGTGCAGCAAGCCTTTTTCACATCTCGCCGCATCAAACCAGCAAGTCGGAAAAATCGCCCTCGCCGCGCTAATTCCGTCGAACTTCGACAATCTCGGCACAATCCGCACCGTAAACCCGGCCTCTTTCATCTGCTCTTCGATCGACTTCTTTGTGCCGAGAGTCTTGGCACGAGCGTCATGCGGCAGAAAACAAGTGCCATACTCATACAATTCCCCAGTCGAACCCCGACGCTGCCGCAGCACATGAATGTAATGATCCAGGGATTTTAACCGATTTTCATAAAAATCAATCACCCGCCGCTGCATCCCCACATACTGCTCAAAAATAATCGCAGTCGAATCGCTCCGTCCCAAATCCCAATACAAATTCACGGCGGAACTGCTCATATGCGGAACACTTGTAATCCGGCCTTCGAGGGCACAATCCCGCAATTCATCCGCATAAACCGCGCCGTCGAGAGACTTCCTGCATTCCCCCTCCCACACATGCAAATAAGCGTCAATATCACGATCCCGAAGGTCCAGCATTTCGGCCTTGAGCGTGCTCGGAAACCACGGATTATCCCGCCACGAAATTTTCTGCACAATCGCGTTTTTGGGCGGGTGCAGCACAAATCTCACATACGTATCGTCACTTTCAAGTTCCGGGTTGAACGAGGCCCAGATTTCCGATCCTTCCTTTCGAATCGTAGGGATCAGCACTTCCCACGAGTTCTTCGTGACTTTATTCGCCTCTTCAACCCAACAAATATCCACACCTTCATACGACTTAATCTTTGTGACGTTGTTTCTAATCCCCTC